GACCACCATAGCTTGCAGACCTGTGATCTGCTTGCCGTTGTTGGCTGTACCGTCAGAGTAGATACCAGTAGAGATCAAGTTCTCAATTGATGCCTCGGCAACGTCCAAACGTGCGTCAAACAAATCGATGATCTGTTCTTCGCCGCTGTTTTGGAGCATTTCCAAACCATTGATCGTAACTGCCACTGCTGCCTGCTTAATCGGGAACTGAGCAGCACTAATCACATCCGCTGGGGAAATGTTCAGTGTTTCAGCGCCAGAATAATACATGGCTGTGCTGTTGGCTTGGAATGACAATTCTTGCAGAATGGTCGAACCACCAGAGAAAGGCTTCATTTTGCCCTTCTCGCGCAGACGGGTCAGCAAGGCATTGTTCTTTGTCACGTTATCCGCAACAATGCCGGAACGACTTTCAATGGTCGTTGCCAATACGTCTGAGTAATTTGCGTTGGCGTATGCCATAAATTTACTCCTAATTATCCGATTTGCCGTAGCGCGTTGGCTATAACGGCTCGCCGGTCTGTCTGATTAATAGCGCCACTGATGCTAGAGCCTGGTGCTCCTCGTACCTGTACCGCCGCTGTTTTTGCTCTTTGCACTTGGTTAGCTGCCTGCGTGTTTTGTTGCTGTTGAGCATAAAACTGCTGCGCGATAGCTGGGTCAAGCCGCACTGCCGTGTCATAAGCCAGTTGCAATTTCTCGCGTTCTGACATCTGACTTGTGTCACCTAACACCTGTGGAGCTTGGAGAAGCTGCAACATGCGGTCAGAGACTGCCTCAAAATGCATGTTCGCAGGGTCGCCTGCAAACTGCTGGATAACCGAGAGTGCTCGATTTTCATTCTGTTTCTGCGCTTCGTACTGGCTCTGCGTGATGTGCTGCGTGAGCTGCTGTACTTGCTGCGCTAATTGATTGTAATGAGTATTTTCTGGCTGTGGAGTCTCGCCATTGAAATATGAGGCCACCTGATCTAGCGGAATCTGAAACTGCTGAATCATCTGGGCAACAGCTTGGCTCTTTTGCTGTGGCGTTCCTGTCCGTAGCAGCGCTGCCGTCTGCAACAGTGGGCCAATTGCTGCCGCTGGGGTGGTGTTCTCGTTCCGCAAAATCCACTCGTAGGGTGCAAATTGCTCTGTGATCTGCCTTGCCTCTGCATCACGGGTTTTGTAGCTGGCAATGCCCTTTTCGTAGTCAGCATCACGCTGGGCAATGGCTTGCTGTAGCTCGCTTGGGGCTTTCTCCCAATGCTCTTTTAACTCGCGCCGCAACGACTTTGGCATTTCTGCCATCTTCGGAGCTTCGGTTTTCTCAGTGGGAAATTTGGGGTCTGTGGCCGGTGCTTTGGCTTCTTTTGCCTCTTTAGGCGCACGGGCTAATCGTGGTGGCTTGTCATCAGCCTGCTTCATTGCCTCGCGGATCGTATCGGCACGGCTGGGTTCAGCCTTGACTTCTGCCGCTGGCGCTTCTGGTGTTGGGGCTTCTGGTGTGTCGGGTGCGACAACTTCTTGATCCATCACTTCATCCTTTTCATTTGTTCCAAAGTCATTTTAATCATCTCTTTGCGCTCTGGCATTGGCCTGTTATGCAGGCGGTTTGCCATCTCCACATTCAGATTGCTCATTCGCATTGGGGCAATCGGTGAGCCTGGCCGGTCAAACTCTTGCACTGTGGCGACCTGACCCTTTAGCCGTTCCCGCTGAACTTCCTTTTTCCTGTTCCACTCTTGTTGAGCATACTTTACATCAGAATGGCCCATTTCAATGCTGTCTGTGGCTTTTAAATGTTCCCGCCACTGCTTGCGCCCTGTAATCATGACCCCATCCGGTGACCGAAACGGCTCAATGTCGCCCATTACAGTGGTAATTGTCTCGCCTCTGTATGCGCCAGGCGTTGCTTCGTAAGGTTCGCTGCCGTCAACGGGGTAGACCCAAGTTCGTTTCATAGAAATTCCAAAAGTGTTTCAAAGTCTTCGTCATCTTGCTCAAACTCAATGCGCTTTGTCAGCTCCTGAATCTGCAACATCAGCGCATCATAAGTTATTACAGTTTGCGCCGCAATCTCAATGGTCTGAACGGGTGAGCTGGTGATTTTCTCCCGCTGATCGGGTGGCAGGCCAAATAAGGCGGTTTTGATTCTCTCCCTGCGCTTAGATTCTAGTTTTCTGTCCTGTTCCCAGCCCTTGTCACGCTCATCAAAGCCAAAGTGACCACCTAAAAAGACTTCTGCCGGTGGTGGTGGCGGTATAACTGTTGTGCCAATGGTGGCAAATGGTAGCTGTGCAAAGGCAGCGTAGCCAAACATTTAAGCGCCCCACTTAGCAGTCAGGCCGTCCGCATAGTTCTTGTTCACAATGTCTGTGGCTGCGCTTGGTGCAGTGGAGATCGTGCCGGTTGTCAATCCCACTGAAGTAATGTCAGTGTTTGCGCCGCTTTTGGCTGCAACTAAATTTGTTCTTGCATCCGTTGCCGTTGCCGCATTTGTGCCGCCATTTGCCACGGCTACGATCCCAGACACATTACCCGCTGTCAAAGCGGATTGCGCCTGTTTTTCCCACAAACTTGTGCTTGTGTTGTAGATTAAAACACTGCCGTTTGCTGGGTTTTGTGCCGACACATTGTGCAGCTCATCCATCTCGTAGCCGTTTTGCACCTTAACAATTAGCTTGCCATGAACGGGGTGAGCATGGGCAACAACAGCCACATACACCAAATGCTGTGGTGCGTAAGGCTTGGTAGCCGTCAAAGTTCCCGCTGTCGTTGGGCTGAGATAAAGCTGCGCCCCATCTGTATAGGCCGATGTGTCAAGATCATCAACCAAGCCAATGATGGTTACATAGCCATTTGAATTGTTTGCCAAATCAGTGGTTATCAATCCCAAAGTCTGCGCTGATGTGGCATCGCTTGTAGCCAGCGCCTTGGAAACAGTTGGAAGCTGTCCCGTAGCACCAGAAATATAGACCGCCGTGCCTTTTGTTAAGGTCGCACCAGTGCGATTTCGCACTCTCTCAACCACCACAGAGGCTGGTGACGTTTGCGATACCGAAAGATCAATAAGTGATCCAACCGCTGTAACGATGATGCTTGCATCAGCAGAGGCAATTGACGTTATTGTCTTCTCAGAAGGCAGCGTTACAAAGACTTGCTTTGTGCCAGCGGCCAGGCTCAGCTTTGCCCCGCCAGTTGATGAGCTGATGACTGTATCGCGGGTCAGCGTGTTAGCCGAATACGTCCCTAGCCCCACTTCCCACTGCGTTTCGCCTTGGATTGTGTAATAAGTGGTGTTCCCGTTGCCCAGCGCAGAAAAGGCTTGGAAGCCTGTTACAGCGCCGTTTAGCGTCAGCGTCCCAGAACCTGTGGTGGTTGTGGTTTCCTGAACCCTATCGGCTAAAACTAAGCTCATGTGACAATCTCAACACCCGCCGCCCGACCATCAGGCCCACGAATGATGCGCTTTGGGGCGCTAATTGCCTGCATCACGCCCGTGAGCTGCCCAAGCGTTTGGCTGTGCATGTCTGTTAACCGGCCTATTGCCTCAGTCATGCCATCGCCAAGCGTTGCGTCAATCTCCTCAGACGCAGCCATTTGTGCGCTCATCGCAGCTTGATCGAGGCCAGCTTTTGCACCAATTTGAGCCACCAAGACTTTAGTCGCTGCATCCAGCTCTGCTTTCCATCGCTCATATTCTTCCTTACCGGCCATCTCTCTGGCCTTAATTTGCATTTCGTTTTGTTGCTTAACAGTCTCAAACTCAGCCCTCATCTGCGCTATTTGCATGTCTGCCTGCGTCTTGGCTTGCTGCATTTGCATGTCAAACTCAGCACGGGCTTGCGCCATCTGCATTTCTGCTTGCATTTTCATCTGCTCTGTTTGCACTTGCGCTTGCGTCTTCATTTGCTCAGACTGACCCAAGGCTTGCATTTTCATCTGCTCTGGATCGGGCGCTGGTGGCTGCTGGGCAGCTTGGTCTGCCTTGTCTTGCAGCGCCTTCATCGCCCGTTCAACAGCCGATTCCAGCCCCCTGCCAGCCTTGAACCGGCGCACTAGGAACAGCAGCATTTCTGAGGCCATAGGCAGCGTTTCAGGCGCAGAGCCTACCATTGGCATGGCCTCACGCAAGAACAGCCCAATGGCCTGAACAGCCTCTTGTGCGCCCTGTTTCTCTGCTTGCTCGTCAATCTGAGCCAAGCTGTCAGCCTCGACTGCAATGTGGAAGTCGCGGATCGTGCTGTTTGACAGCATCTGGATCGCAGCTTGCAGCATTTGCGGGTCTTGACCATCTGGCGTATTCATCACGCCCGACATCTCGACAATCAGCTCAGGAGGGTAAAACTTACAGATAACTTGCGCTTTGAGCTTAAAGATGTCTGTGGCAAACCTAGCCACTTCACCCTGGCTGCTTCTGAGTCGCAGTGAGCCAAAGTTAGCCTTGAGCTGCTGTGCGCCCAGAGTTTCTTGCGCCTTGGATGCGCCGCGCAAAATATCCGAAATGCCCATGATTTCGTAGATAGACTGCTTAACTTGCTCCCGCGCCGCATACAACTCGCGCAGCGTGATGATGATCTGCGAGGTGTCCATCATGTCGATAGCACCCTTTAGCCCACCCTTCTCGCTCATCGCTGCCCAGCTTGTCACAGGGAACATCTTATTGTCGATGCCCTCTGTGAACAGGCGACCTAGCTCCTTAAACTCAGCATTAAACACACCAACCACCTTGCAGGCTTTGGTCAGCATGTAAATGCGCTGTGTCAGGTTGTCCAGCTCTTGCGCTTGGTCTTCATATTCGCAGTAGTCAGGAACAGGAATCATCGTCCCCGTGGTTGTCGTAGCAATCAGCGGCTTAGGACAAGGGAAGAAGCCTTCCAGCTCTAGTGGATCATCACGCTCATCAAGGGACAAGGGATAACCCTTGGCAACCCAGCACACCTTAAAAGTGCGCTTGTTCCAGATTTCAAAGACCTTGGCCTTCTTTTCAAAGGTGGTCTTAACTGTCTGCTGGTTCTTGCCATCGTCATCAGTGTTTTGGTCAGTCAGGCCGACATTCTTAAACACATCGCCAAAGCGCTCCACACCCTCATCGCGGGTCATGTAGACGGCACGGGCTACCCACCAAACTTCATCCCATGTCCGAGCTGGGCTGTGCAGAAAGTCGCTCCAATAAACATAATCTACAGGGCTGTGGGCAGCGTCAATCGACTCGCCCGACTCTTGCACGTCAGAAACTTGCGGTTCTTCAGCTTCCCCAAGCTCGACTTCGACTTCGGGCGCTGGCTCACCTACGATTACAGGCTCGTAACGAATCCAGACTGTGCCTCGACCAGGCAACAGCCGGTCTTGCACAGCGTTGACCATTGCGCTGTCAAAATCGTTAAATTGGGTTGTTTCATACTCGATCACGCGCTCCAGCATGGTGGAGGCCAAGCGCCCTACAGGGTCTTGATCCATGTATCTGCGTGATACTTCAGGCTTGGCTTGCCGTCCGTACAGGGCAGGCATCAGCACTTGAATGTTTGACCACAGGATGTTGAACTTCATCCGAGGCATCTCTACCGCATCGCGCTCATCGCGGTAGCGCTTGATGATCTTATGGCCTCGCCTGTCCCACTTGTCAAAGACCTTTTCAGCGTTTGCTATCTGGTCGTGCCAATACGGGCCAGGGTCATCGCCCTCGTAAGCGCCTGTGTCTTCGTAAGCCATCAGAAGCCAGCGGCAAAGAAGAACGTCACGTTAAGCGCAGACCCTGCAATTGTTGCGTGTAGGCTTGTGCCAACAGTGGCAGGGAATCGGTGAAAGCCAACGGCTGGCGTGATTGTCCCCGCCATAGCTGTGCCGCCTGATCCACCATCTTTAAGCACCAAAGTGCCTGAGCTGGTGCTATTGACATAAAACCCAATGAGCTGGCATGGGCCTGTGGTCACTGCGCCTGTTTCGGTGATGTTTTTGTATGCACCGCATTCTGCTACTGGCTGGCTCATATTCGCTCCTGTTTGTGAGTAGTCTCAAAGTCCCACATCTCATCGAGAGTAATGGTTTGCAGGGTTTTGCCTTTAGGTGGCGCTTGGTCTTTGTTCTCTTGCCGGTAGGCCACTGCTAACATTCTAAACGCATCTGCTGGATGTGAGCACCAGTCATGGCGAGGATTTTGCCTAAAAGTCTTCTTGTCCTCATCATATTCCCTTTGGTACTGTCTAAGTGCCTCCAGCCCCTCATCGCAGCTAGGGTCAAAATAGCAGTTGGGCAAGATCATCCGCACCGCCTGAATGCCGTCCTGAATGCCAATGTCAGGCACGATTGCCAGCTTTGCCATGCCGCCCAAGTGCGCTGCCAATTGCTCAACAATCGACTTTCCACCTGATGCCAGCGTTTTGGCTCTAGCGTCATGTGGCAAATAGTGCTTGGTGTAGCGGTAGCCCTTGTCAATGACCACCTGAGCAATTTCCTCAATGCTTGCGCCTGAGACTGCGTAATAGTCCATGACCCTGATCTCGCCCCTGACCACTTGGTAAAACCAAACCGCCGTGTCATCCCGATAGCCCAAGTCCCAAGCCGTAAACACAGGGCTTTCAGGATCAAAGGGTAAATCCCTAATACGCCCCTGTTCATCAGCAAGCCGCATCTCTTGGCCGTAGTAAGCCCCGAGGATGGCGGCATCAAAGCTGCATTCGTATTCTTGGTCGTATTGGTCTTGGCTTAGCTGATCCCGTGCGTCTTTAAGCTCAGAGTCAGGCAGCAGCTTGGATATTGAGGCTGGTAGCCGAGTCAGAAACCAGCCTGGCGTTGCTTGGCTGACCCTGTAAATGTCGTGAAACTGGTTTTTGCCCTTGGGAGTGCCGCCAAACACCGCCCAGCCCAGCCGGTCTGATAGCGTTGGCCGTATGACATTGCCCCAGACGCTAGGCTTAAAGTCGCCGTATTCGTCAAGATAGACCCCGTTAAAGCCCAATCCCCGCATGGCATCTGCGTTGTCTGAGCCAAACAGCATGATCTTTGAGCCATTAACCAGCTCGACCAGCAAGTCAGCTTCGTTGGTGTTTTTGGTAATCGGGGCTGCGTAATGCTTGAGGTAGTCCCATGCCACCCGCTTGGCTTGGCTACGAAACGGGGCAATGTAGGCGTATTGCGCCATCCTGTTGCCTTCAGTGATTGCCCGTTTGATAATGTCGTTGATGGCTGCGACTGTCTTGCCAGCCCTTCGGTGAGCCACTAAACAGGCCCATCGCTCCGTTCTATGGTGGAACGGCATGAATGCGTCCCGTGGGCTGTAAGGAAGGACTACTTCCCGTTTGCCCATGTAACCACCATTTCAATTGGGCCGTCATCTGCGCCAGTGTGCTCTGTCCTTGCCAGCTTAGGGACATGGTACTCAATCACAGACTGAAACAGCTCAAATGCCTTGGCTGGGTTTGGCTTAACATCATGGGCTGGATCGCCGTTAGCGACTGCATCAAGCCATTGGGCTAGTCTAGGTGCGTTATCGTCAACAAACAGCGCTATGGCCTCCCTAGCCTGTGCTGTGACCTTGTTTGGAACACCCGCCGCCCTACCGCCGTCTTTGGGTCTATTTTTAATTACTTTAGATTCGGAAGTCATGCCAAAGCCTTTGCTAATTCATTTTGGATAGAAGCAATTGGCTGGCCTTCCTGTATGGCTTTACGCATCTCTGGCGTGATGTCAAGGTAACGCACTGTTTCTTTGTTTTGGTACATTGATGGCATCCCGTCTATGGTGCTTCGATCAGTAGGAACTTGTGTCTCTCCTACCTGTGCGCCGTATTTCTTGCCTTGTTTGTTGAGGAAAGCAGGGTAAATTT